GGGGATTTAATTAGATTATTTCAAAAAAATGGATTCTATTTTCATGCTGAAAAAATGATAAGGAAAAACCCACAACTTGCGGCGGTCAGAACAAAAAATACTCAATTAATGCATGGGCAGACAAAAAGGGATAGTTCAGTTAATCGACCTGGATTGGCAGATTATATTATTACATTTAGAAAACCAGGGGAGAATAAGATACCAATTAAAAATGATATAGATTTTGATTTATGGTGCAAATTGGCCGAGCCGGTATGGATGGATATAAATGAAAGCGATGTAATTTCTAATTTTAGGAAAGCAAAAAGCAATAATGATGAGAAACACATGACACCTACTCAATTGAGTGTAATAAAAAATTGCTATTTATTATGGAGCAATAAAGGCGATATTTGTTTTAGCCCATTTGGAGGGGTTGGATCAGAGGGTTGCCAAGCACTAAAAATGGACAGAAAAAGCATTAATATTGAATTAAAAAAATCCTATTTTAATATGAATGTATATAATCATAAAGCATTTGATTTGCAAAAGAACTCAGTATTAACACTATTCTAAATGAAAACTTGCCTTTTCTGTTCAAAAAAACTCAAGCGAAATAAAACAAAATGGTGCAGCCATTATTGTGAAACCGAGGGCAATAAGATCCTGCGATTGATTGAGGTTGCCAAATGCGCCCCAAAGCGCGAAATATCGCCAGAGGATGCGGCCAAATACAAGAAAATAGAATTGTTTTTAGGTAGGAAATTATGAAGTTTTACGCGATAAAAACATTGACAGGATTAAAGCCATCGGCCGGCGAGGATTTTGATAAATTAAAACTTGGAAAAGAATATTTGATCCAAGTAAAAAGGCCACGTAATATCAAATTTCATAAAAAGTATTTTGCCCTTATTAATCTATGTTACAAAAACCAGGAGCATTATAATAATAAAATTCATTTTCGTAAAGTCATGGAAATGAAAGCGGGCCATTATGATGCGGTAAAAACTGATAAAGCTACTATCTTTTTGCCAAAGAGTATTGCATTTGGTAGCATATCGGAGGGCGAATTTAATGATCTTTACAATGGTATTTTGATTGTTCTGGCCGAGTTTTTAGGGTTGGATGGTGGCGAGCTGGATCGTGAGGTTGAGGCGGAATTGATGGGATTTTATTAATTGTTGAAAACTTTTATAATTAATTATATTTTGAATTGAATTAATTTACAATTTTGTAATTATGGAAATAACGACCAGCGACAAAGTAAAAAAAGCAATAGTAAATCAAGGTCGCAAAAAAACATGGATTGCCGATAAATTACAATTAAGCAGACCAACATTAGATTTGAGGTTGGAGGCGAATACATGGCAGCCGGAGGACATAATTAGATTAAAACAAATAGGAATATTGATCTAATTTTTTTTTGTTATAACTATTTACATTAGTGTAAATGAATGGATGGTTAAAAATACATTATAAATTTTTGGAATGGGAATGGTCCAATGATCCAAATATGGTTGCGTTGTTTTTACATCTGTTATTGAAAGCAAATTATCAGGGCAGAGAATGGCGAGGCATTAAAATTCAAAGAGGCCAATTAATAACAGGTTTGCATTCATTACATAAAAATACAGGCATATCAATTCAATCATTAAGAACTTGTTTGATGCGTCTAAAATCAACAAACGAATTAACAATCAAATCAACAAACAAATATAGCGTTATCACCATCAGGAATTATGACAAATATCAATATGAACTAACAAGCAAATCAACAAGCCAGCTAACAAACGACCAACAACACCTAAAGAAGTATAAGAAGTATAATAATATATATACAACCGATTTTGAATCTTTTTGGACTAAATACCCAAAGAAAACAGGAAAAGGGGCGGCATTCAAAGCATGGCAAAAGCTACATAAAACAGAGATCAGCAAAATATCGGATGCATTGGATTGGCAAATACCGAGCGATCAATGGAAAAGGGATTCAGGGCAATACATTCCAAATCCACAAACATATCTAAACCAAAAGCGATTCGATGATGAGCCACAAAAAGTAAGGAAAATGAAAAACCAAGTTTGCAACTGATGGATGGATTTACAAAAGCAGAGGACCATTATAGTGAGGTTTTAAAACTCAGAACAGAGGGCATTGATGAGGGGCAACGTCTAGAGCTTGGCAAATTAGATGATATATACAGGGTAAAACAAGGATGCACCACATACATAACAGGCATACCAGGTCATGGCAAAACGGAATTTCACTTTGAAATACTAATAAGACTTACTAAATTATACGGATGGAGGCATCTGATTGAATCGCCAGAAACAGGCACATCGGCGCGAATCGTTTACGAGCTACAAAGAAAGCTATTAAATAAGCCGCCACAGGAGGCAACGGCCTCAGATTGGGAATATTCATTTAACATTGTAAACGATCATTTTTTCCTTTTGGATTCGGAAAAAAAGGATCTTGATTCAATCCATGAATGCATTGATAATACTAAATTGGAGGTAAACATTAAAACATTCTCTATTGATCCCTGGAATGAATTGGAGCATAACTTTGAGGCATACGGAGGGCGGCAAGATATTTACTTAGCTTATCAACTTGGTAAACTACGCAAAAAAGCAGAGAAATATAAATTGCATATCTTTATCGTAATACATCCGCATCAGTTAAAAAAGAATGCATCTGGATTATACGATCCTCCAACGATTTACAACTTGGCAGGGGGCGCGGAATGGGCCAACAAAGCACAAACGATCATATGCTGTTATCGTGAAAAGATCGTTGATGAGAATGGCAATATAAATAATGAGATGCAAGTAATAATACAAAAAGCAAAGCCAAAAGAGGTTGGATTGAGAGGTGAGGAGATTATTTATTATGATAAGGATATTCAAAGATTTTATTATAAAGACAATTTAAACAAAACTATATACCCATGACAGATTTATTCTTTAAACGTCAAGCAATCACAGGAGCGATTGCAAGTATAATCGGCGATCTTGAGATCAGAGAGCAAGGATTAAAAGGCGATAGCCAAGCATTAAAAGTATTGGAAAAGGAAAGCAAACAGGAAAAAAAGGAAACAATAAGAATGCACATCAAAAACCTGTATCACATTCATAATTTCGTGCATGAACAATTTGAGCTGATAAATGAAAAAGCACACAAAAAATTACCTTAAATACTTTGGATATGGCGAACAGGATCGGATATTGTGCGAGATGTGTAATTGCATCGCCGTTGATCTGCATCACATACATATCAAAGGAATGGGCGGCCGTAAAACGTACCAGGAGAACGGAAAAACATACGATATTGATGCGGTTGAGAATATTATCGCGCTATGTAGAAAATGCCATCAGCAGGCACATTCAGGCGATATTAATAAAGGTCAATTAATACTGAGGCATAAATATACAATGTTGGAAACTCAAGGATATAAACAAAAATGATTGATCGGATATACATAACAAAAGAGATGCGAGAGCGGGCCATTATAGAATCAAAAAAGATCGGCCCATGTTTGACACATCATTTTAAAGTAGATCATTCATCAAGCTCTGAAACAGATTTGATGGGGGTATTAGGAGAGTTTGCCGGATATACCTATTTAGGGGTGGATTGGCGCAAAAATATCAGAGAAAAATATTATGAGGTTGATAATGGCGATATTGTAATTGATAGCCATGTGATTGACTTTAAAACTGAATCCGTACCAATGGAATATGCCGCAAAAATAATTAACAAGACCATAAATGATAATGAGCCATATGGCAGGCGATTAATCAACAAAGGGCAATTTAATTCATTATCTAAATATGATATTATATATTTTGGTATGTTTATCAGGAATCAGCCGGATTATTGGTATTCAATCGGATGCATAGATACACATACAATCATATCGGATTATAAACCAACATCAAGCAGGCCAGATGGTGGCAAATACCCATCGCCTGGATCACCTGTACCAACATCGATATTGCGATCATTCAAAACAATAAGCAATGAAACAACTATGTAAAAGGTTTATTAATTGGTTTAATCGGCGGTGCGGTTGGTTCTTTACCAATGGTAGAAAGCAATACATGATTGATGATTTACCAGACAGAAAATGAGAGTAGGATCAGATTTTTCAGGAGTGGGTGCATTTGAGCAGGCCCTAAAAAGATTAAAGATAGATTATAATACTGTCTTTGCGTGTGACTTGGATAAGTACGCAAGACAAACATATTTAGAGAACAATGGAGATCCTGATTACTTTCCTAATGATGTTTATGATAGGGATATACCAGCCGAACCATTAGATATTTATATGACATCGCCCCCATGTCAGGCGTTCAGCTTGGCAGGGAACAGAAAAGGAGAGCAAGATAATAGAGGCGTTTTGTTTTATAATTCACACGAATTTATCAAGACAAACAAACCAAGATACTTTATATTTGAGAACGTCAAAGGGTTATTAAGTGATGACAACGGAAAGACGTTTCAAAGATGGATAGACTATCTGGCTAAGTCTGTAAACGGACAGCCTGTAATATTTCCTCACGATCAGTCAGTAATGTACCACGTATATCATAAGGTATTAAACTCTAAAGATTTTGGAGTACCTCAGAACAGGGAACGCATATTTATAATAGGAATAAGGGATGATAAGGACAATTACTTTAGGTTTCCTAAAGAGGAATATTTGGCTAAG